CCTTGCGGATGGTTGGTATCAACACGTTCCAGGACAAGCGGCTGACGGTCTGGGCTTCTTCTACCCAGCAAATGTCCACTCCCTCAAATGACTTGATGTTGCTGATGTTGTTCTTTAACCCGGCAAATGCAAACTCGGTGCCGTTAGAGCCACGGATACTAGCCTGGGTGATCTCGTAGAAACTGTGTAGGCCCAATGCCTCAATCTGGTCACACAGCAGCTTGTGGACGCTATCCCTGATGCTTGTTTGGAACTCACGGGCGCAGAGTATGCGGGTTGGCTGCTTGGCCCCTTTGATCAGCAATGCTCGAGCAATGCCCCAGCTCTTAGCCCCGCCCCTGCCACCGTAGCAAACCTTGTAGCGGCTGCGCTGGAACAGGCTTTGCAGCTTAAGTGGAAACTCGGCCTTGGCGTCATTCATTGGGCTTGACAAACGTGACCTGGATGCCCTGGAGCGCTTCCCCGTCCTTACCCGTGATCTCTTGCTTAACTGTCTCGGCCCATCGCAGCTGCGTCTTCGTCCACCAGATCAATGCCGTGGTGTCGCCGCCCGTAGCCTTGGCAAACAGTGTCTTGGCTATCTGCCCATTGGCCTTTGCCTTGCCCGTATCCAGCTCGGTGCGGTAATACTTGCGGAGCGTCTTATCGTCTATCCCCACCAGGATGGCTATCTGCTCGTGAGGCAGGCCCAACCCGCTGGTGTTCTCAACCAGTTTTCTCATTTTGTCGGTTGGCTCATGGGCCTCTTGCGGGATTAAGCCTCTAACAGGTTCGGTTCTCATTTTTATATCGGGGAGCTGGTTGTTGTATTCTAACCACAGGACAAGCCAAGCGGGTGATATCCACCAGACTTCAGCCATCTTTCGACTACTGCACCCATAAGGGCTAGGTTCGATTTCCAAAGCGCCCGTATCGTTGGGCTAGTCGTCACATCACCGTTCTGCTCTGTTCCTGAGATACCGCCTGCAAGTTCTCGCGCCGGCTTGTAAGTAAGCGCATCACTTCTCTCGATAGCAACCGTGACAGGGTTCATTGTTTCGCCATCAGCAATCGGTGCTGGAACGCAAAAGGCCACTTTCTACTGCGTTCTGATGCTGGCACATCAGTTCCCTTGTGGGGTAACGCATGAGAAAGTGGCCTCATACCGTCTTGTGTGCCAGCACTTGACCAAGAAATTGTAAATCAAAAATGATCAATCACTGCAAAGATTACCAAAATAATTAACAACAACAGAACAAGTTTTATCACCGTATAAATGAGTTAAGACTGTTCTGGCCTGGTTGTCCGTTGCGCTCCAGAATGGTCAGGCTCTTTTCTTCGCCGGGAAAGACAACAAAGTTTCGGGTGCCTTTGCCAGCGTCACGGCTGGTAGCGTCTAAGTATTTAATGCCGGGGATGCCTAACTCGCGCAAATGTTGAGCTATGGCAGGAGTACCAAATGATCCTTGAGTCGAAGTTAATTGAATTGGATTTTCTCCAATTGCAGTCATCAATGCTTTGTATGCGTCTTGCCCTTGTGTTTCTCCAAGCAACCCGGCTTGTCTCCGAGCTTCTAACAAGGATCGTTTTTGCATTGCAGCCATTGCGCCTTCTTTATCTCCAGATGCATACAAAGAATCTGCAATAATCTTTTGACCTTCAGCTTCTTTTCTCAATGCCTTACTTGCTGGCGTTCCCATTTTAGGAAATAATAAACGGATATTTTCACCTTGCTCACTTAGCGGCTTGTCCCAATCTAGCATCTTGGCTATCTGCTCGTCGGGGAGGTCTACTTTGTAGAGGCTTTGATCTTTTGTGATTTTTGATACATCAACATCATCAATCCATTGTTTTAACTCTTTAAAATCTTTTCCTTTTGTGCTGTAACCAGAAATAGCCCAATCAGCTTTTATATTTTCAATAGCCCTTGCTTTGTCAAATCCACTGCGATTGAGCCAATCAATACCAGCCAAAGACCATCTACTTCCAGCATCTCCCGGCTTTGAAATTTTTACACCATCAAGCTCCCATTTCTGGCCTTTAGCTGCACTAATTTGATCCGCATACCCTTGCGAGACTGCTGGCGACTCAGCCAAATACAACCCATGCCCGTATGCCTGCGCTCCCTCACCAGTGCCAATCTTGCTGGCGTCAAACTCGCCAAGTGGGTTTGTTGCTGTTGGTGGGAATCTGTGTGGACTGCCGTGGTACACATCCAGTGGGCTAACTGTGCCTCTGCTCATGCCTTGCAGCATCTCAGCGCCTAAGCCGCCACGCTCCATGATCTGCGGTACAACACGTTCAGCAAAGCGTTCCCCGGCTTGTCCTGCGGCCATAACACCTTGGCCAGCCATACGCGCACCAGCCGCTGCTGCTCTTGCTGCTGGCATTGGGTTTAGCGGTACGAATGATCCTGCTTTCCCAGCAACTTCACCAACCCTTGACGTTGGTGCCAGTGGCAGATTCTTCAGGAAATACTCCGAGCCGTAGGGCAATTGCTGCGCTAGCTCGTAATTGGTGTCGCCAAACATTTCTGTTGGCATTGGGGATTGCAGCATGTTGGCCAAATCCGTTGGGGTGCCAAGCATCCCTGCCAGGCGTCCACGCAATACATCTATCGGCACATTGGCAGACCCTTCCCGGTCTTGAGACCTGCGCCTAGGCCTCATCTGAGGGAAAAAGCCTGTTGCTGCTTTGTCTGGCAAAAATGTGCTTAACAAGTTGTCAGCCATGATTTTGCCTAACAACCATTTTTACAAATCATGCCTGGGCAACGTGGATTGTTGCAACATAGACCGTGGCTGACCCTTTAAGGTCTTGATCTTGGTATGCTGCGCCAATTGCTACTGAGTTACCCATAATATTTCCTTAACAGTTCCAGTTTTTGAGTGATGCCTTGGCCCGTTCTGCTGGGCCTTTGGCTTTTTTTACCACACCTTCCATCCGAGCGCAAAAACTCGCCTTGCGGCCAGCGTCTGCTTTTGTCTTCGGATTTGGGGCTGGTGGCTTGAGATTTGAGTTGTTGGCAGAGTTGTACGCTGCTCTACCTTCCGCAGTCATCCCAGCGCCCTTCTCAGTGGCGTTGTAGTGCTTGCCCTTACCCGTGGTGGTGTGGGCAATCGGTGTGTCGTGCTTGCTCATTTTTTAGCAGTCTTGCCAGCGTCCTTTTGGCGCTCGATGCGCTCCTGTTTTGCATGAATATTTGCATACAAACCGGGTTTAGTCGCCGTTTTCATACTCCACTATTGCACAAATGTCAGCCTCTTGAATGATCTGGTAATCCTGTCCATTTTCCCTTTGGGTCGGCCAGTTCAAGTAATCACCGTTTCCGTACTTGATAAAGTCACCCACTGCCACATCCGTTACCAATGGGCCGATCGCCACGATCGTGCCCTCGTTAAAGGGTTCTTTGTTGTCAATGTAAATCAAATCGCTCAATAGACGAACCTGGGGCTTGACGACAACACGGTCACGCAGGGGTTTGAACATTTTTACGCTCGTACTTTCGTTTGATTCGGGCAACAATTTGCGGAGTGCTAGTGTCGGTGTTGATGTTGTAAACAATTTTCACAGGCACTTCTTCCACTTTTTTGCCTGTGATTGCAACAAATTGACCACACCAATCATTGCTCTGCTTGTTTTGCGTCATCGGATACAAACGGCAGACCCCCATGATGTGGTGATCCTGAAACATCTTGCAAACACCGCAATTCATTGGCTGCTTTTGCGTCCGTGGTCGTAGCAGCTGCCGCCGTTGGATTTGCCGCCACCATAATTGCCTGAATATCCCATTGGCGCTGGCGCTTTGGCCTTCATCATGGGTTGCATAGGTGCTTTCTCAGCTTTCTCAGCTTTCTCAGCTTTCGGCATTTCCATATTTTCCATTTTGCTATCCATAGTCACTCCAAAAAGCGCAGACGGTACAGGGTAGAGTTAATGAGTTCTGCGATTTCATCAACAATGTTTTGCAATTCTGTGTCTTCGGGCAATGACACTCTGGCCTCGGTCACGAACGCCTGGATGCCTTGCAGGTAAGCAATTGGGTCAGTGGCGCTGTGGTATTCCTTGGGGTACTTCTTGATCTTCTCGTACTTGCCCTGGAAATTCTCGGCAAACTTGTCTGTCAGTTCTACGATCTGCGGGTAATACTTGCCCAGCGCCTTGTGCTTGCTGTAGCTATCAGTGCTGAGGTGCAATAGATGCGTCACCGTGCTGCTGTGGAACAGCTGGGCAATGAACTCTGCAATGTCGTCAATGTTCATATCTGTCCAAAAAACGGGGGGAGACCCCCAAATAGGCAACTGCATTGAGAATGTAGCACATTACAGCGTTAATCCTTTGTTTGCTGACCAGGCCAGCAAGAATTCTATGAACTCGCTGCTTTCCGTTGTTGTGAATTTGTGGCTTTGCAAACCCAATTGAACAATCCGTTCCCCGTCCAGGCTGGGGCAGACCTTGCCAATCTTGCGATCAGTGTCGTGCGCCCATTGATCTACCAACAACCTTTTCCAGTCGTCTGGCGCCCAGGTGCTGCCTGCTGCCGCCATCTGTTTGCTGATTTTGCCGATCAAGCTGTGAAACATCGCGTTTTGCTCAGTGCTGCGCCTGCTTTGCTTGATCTCAATTGTCATCCGGTGGCCTGCCATCAGCATTGATTTAAGCGTAGGCCAAATCACGGTCATCATCTCTTTGTGGGCCTGTGCTGGCTCCCAACAAATGACTTTCATTCTTTTTCCTTTATCAAAATATCAACGCCAGCATCAATTGAATAGACCTTGCGAACATGACATTCAACAATCTGACTGTCATCCACGCAAATAATGCCGTTCATCGCATCGCAGACTGATTTCGCCACATTGTCCCAGTCTGGCTTCTTGCAAGGCCACTCTAAGCCACTTAAACAAGCCCCTGCTCGCTTTTTAGAGTAGGACTGGGGCACTGGTAGCCTGACGTAAATAAAAGCCTCTAGCGCCGTTTTAAGCGGTTCGCTGCTTCCCATTGCTTGCAATGCGTAAAACCTGATCTGGTCTTCGTAGCTGGCAGTCTTGGCGTCGGTGTAAGTTTTGACAAAGTTGCCCCGTCGAGCAAACCGCGGTCGTCCTTTGCCGTGCGGCTGGCCTGGCACTGTGAACATAATTTGCATCATTTGATTGCCCTAATTCTGTCCAGGATCATTGATCGCAATCCGGGAAACTCCTGTTCCAGTTCGGCAAACCGTTGCAGCAGGTAATTCCGTCTCCCGTCCTTCTGGGCTTGATCCCCACCAGCTAACGCCCACTCTGCATACGACTGGATCAATGTCTCCAGTGAGTTCAAGTGCTGCGGTGATGTTTGATTCGGAGTGGTTATGGCCATCACGGGTTTCGTCTAACAGCTTGTGAGCGTCAAAGTAATTCACCATGCCCCCTTGTCATACCAAGCGCCAACAGTTTTATCCGTTGGTTTGTTTTTGTCTGCCAGATGCTGCTGATACGTTTTCGTGTTTCCATGTTTCGGCTGCTGCCATTGATGATGCGAACACTTAGGCAATGATCCTTCAATGCGCACTGACCACAGATTGCGGCATCCGTCTATGCTGCACAGCAAATCAGATTTGCCTTCAGGAATGTCGTCTTTTTTGAAATTAGTAAGTGCCATGATATTTTCCTTCTACGATTTTTGCAAAATTGCTGGGTTTAAGAATCCACTCTAAATCAGCCGTAAACGCTCGCCCGTCTTTGCTGTTCACCTTGCCAACCAGAAATTTTGATTTGTTGATGTGACCAAAAAAATCATCAAACCAGTCTAAAACGGCATCAGCGCTGATCGGCTTGTCTTTGCCCAATTCGGTGGCTACCTCCCGCCAGCGCTGTCTCAAGTAGCCTTGCCTGGCAGCGTTCCAGACTTCAACCCGTCGTAGTGTTGGCAGCTGCTGGTGGTAGAGGTCTATGACTGCTTGATGCTGACAATCTGGCAACGCAGGGCCACCGTCAGGTGGACATATATCTGTATTCTTATGGTTATTGGTTATTGGTTTATGGTTAGCATCCAAAACAGGTGCATCCGCATTGCGTTCGGTATGCGTTCGCATAGCATTCGCATCCTTCCATCGTGCGTTCGCACTGTTTGCCGCCTTTTCTTTCTTTTCGTGATAGTCGGCAATCTCTTTGTCGCAGCGCTTGTGCCGCCATTCTTCATCTTGCAAAACAAAGAAATGATGGAGGATCAAACCAACTGTTTTCGCATCCGAACGCATAGCAAACGCAATGCTTTCGCAATCGTCTTTCAGCGGCTTTTCGTCTAAATAGTAGCGCCAGAGCATCCTGAGATAAACGCCCATCTGGTCGTTACTTAGGTGTCCGGTGTCTTTGAGGAAGTCACCAATGTGGTGACGGTAGTAGTGCATTTTTGACCTTACTTCGTTGGTCTGCTTCACTGTGAAAGAACATCGGCAGGAGGGTGAAGAATCCTCTTTTCGTCCGCTAAGACTAGCCGTGCCCAAATTTTACTGTGCAAACCAGCCTGGTCGCAAGACTTTCAGCTGCCACAACCGTGCTGCTGGGATCGTCACCCACTGGCTAACAGCAGCATCATTAATTTTCAGCAATGCCGCTAGCTTGGCCTGGGAGCCAGCAAGAGCGATCGCCTGTTCTTTAGTCATGCCCGATTGTAAGCCAGCTTTACAGAGTAAGAGCTGTCAATACCTGACTAAAGTTAAGGGAGATTAACAAAGTTCTTGACGGTAGTGTTTAAGCTGGCTTATGATGCAGTCAATCCTCAACACAACGTAGAGGTCTTTTTAGGAAACATGATGCACTCATCTCCGGTCACAGTGACCAAATTTATCAACGGGGTTGCACAGACCCCAACCATCCACGCCGCTACCAAAAGCGGCTACATCCTCTGCGTCAATGACGCAGGGGTCAGCGGCTATCCTTACCGGGTAGCTCGCCGGTCTACCAGCCTTGCCACAATTGTGGCAAATTGGTTTGACCTTGGTGGCGAGGGCGGTAATGCTCGCGTCTACCACTCCAACGGAGATGCTCTGTCTCCCCGCGAGCTGGCAGCTGCCCGTGAGCAGCTGGGAGAGATGGCATGAGCGCCTACGACGCCGAGGGATACGACGCCGAGGGATACGACGCCGAGGGATACGACCGGATGGGCGTAGATCGCCAGGGATACGACCGGACAGGTCGCTACACATTAGAGGATTAAGACCATGATCAACCTGACCCCCCATGCCATTACTTTGCGGACACCCGCAGGAGATGTGGTGTATCCACCATCAGGCCAGTTGGCCCGTGTCTCAACTATTGCCACGCCTACGGGTGCGGTGGTGGCTGGTGTCCCGGTTGTCCGCAACACCTACGGCCCGGTGACGGGTCTGATCCGCGACTCGCACGGCATACCAGTGCCCTGCATTGTGTCGGGGATGGTGCTGGGCGCACTGCCTGCCGGTACGCCCAATGTGTACGCCCCGGCGACGGGTGCGACTGCGATCCGCGAGGGCGGACAGGTGGTGGCAGTGACTGAGTTGGTGGCGGCATGACTACTCTCTTTCACGCCTTAATCGGCGCAGCCCTTTTCGGGCTGCCTTTTGTAATCTACTTTTGGAGGATGGTGCCATGAAAACAATTACTTTTGACTGCCAGGTCGGGATATACGACAACTGTGAGTACACCGCTAGGGTGTACGCGGACAAAATTATTGTCGTGTGTCCATACATCAAATGGGACGGCAATAGCGGCGGATACGCCGAACGGAAAATTGCGATCCGCAACCTTGCGACGGTCTCCGCAATCACGCAGGATTTGGACGACGATTGCGAGTCGTCTGCATGGGCCAAGATTGGGCGTGCAATTGATGATGGTATGTTGTCGCAGGCAGATTATGGATATTGACAATATCTTGTCCTCTATCACGGACATTGCCAACCGTGCATACGCTGGCGCTGAACAGGCTGACAAGCTGTCCTTTGAGGTAGGGATGCTGAGCAGCAAGCTGCGGGAGATGGCGTTCTTTCTTCGCACAGCAGAAGATCGGATTAAAGAACTTGAACTTGAACTTAACCATAGGGATTGGAAATGACAACCACATCAATACTTGTCCACAGCGTCACAGCCGTTGGATTCCCAGAACCGAAATACATGGTCGGCAGCGCTCGGCCATTCTGGATTCGCAAGATGGTCGCGATTGACGCATCAAACCACGAAACGGAAATCACCCTGTTTTCTGACACTGAAGAATTGCTGAAACTGCCAAGCGCAATCAACGCTGACTTGCTCTATGCAATCGGCATGGAATCACGCGCTGCCTATGAAAACATGGAGTTGCTCTGCAAAGCGTTGGGAGTTCCATACCCACCAAACCAAACGAAGGAAAACGCATGAAACAAATCGCCACGGCACTGGTCAAGGCACAGAAAGCCTTTGGGCCTGCCTTAAAGACCGCTACGAACCCGCATTTCAAGAGCCGTTATGCTGACCTTGCCGCTTGCGTAGAAGCCGTCATAGGCGGTTTAAACGACAACGGGATAGCACTGATCCAGAGGAACTCCCTGGACGATGCTGGGGTGACCGTAGAAACCGTATTTGTGCATGAGTCTGGTGAAATGTTGGAGTGCGGAAAGCTGCACGTTCCGGCCAGCAAGCAAGACCCGCAGGGATACGGATCGGCATTGACTTACGCAAGACGGTACAGCTTGATGGCTGCTTGCGGTATTGCACCAGAAGACGACGATGGCAATGCTGGGAGCAAGACCCAGGCTAAAGCAACTGATGGCACGGTCAAGGCACTGCTGGATGACATTGCAGCTTGCACAACTCACGAACAACTAAAGGAAGCATTCTTCAAAGGAATCAAAGCAGTGGGTGCTGATCAAAGCGCCCGTGACCATATCACCAAAGCCAAAGACGCAAGAAAGGCAACACTATGAGCATCCTATTCCGGGCCAGCGCCCTGTCATCCATCATGACTGACGGCAAAGGTAAAGACGAACTGAGCGTAGGTGCTAAGACTTACGTTAGCAAGCTGGCGAAAGAGTTCGTTTATGGTTACGAAGAGAAGGTGACCAGCAAGTACATGGACAAGGGCATCCGAATGGAAGATGAATCAATTGACCTGTACAACGCTGTTCACTTGTCCAGCCACGCCAAGAACGCAGAGCGCAAAAACAATTTGTGGATCACTGGCGAAGCTGACATTGTTGCTGATGACAAGATCATTGATATCAAGTCCAGCTGGTCACTGACAACGTTTCCAGTGCTTGCTGACCAGGGTGAGGATAAAGGCTACGAATGGCAACTACGGGCTTATATGTGGCTGTGGGACAAGCCACGGGCAGACATTGCTTATTGCTTGGTTACCACTCCAGATGACTTGATTGGCTGGGAGAACAAAGCGCTGCACCAAGTCGATTACATCAACCGCGAACTGCGCGTAACCATCGTGCCATATGTCCGTGATCCAGCACTAGAGGAAAAGATCAAGGTCAAGGTAGAAGCGGCACGGGTCTATTACAACCATGTCATCCAAGAAATCAGCAAACAACACACCTACTGAAAGCAATCATGGCAATCTCAAAAGAAATTAGCTGCGTAGTCGGCTCATACACCAATAGCCAGGGCGAGAAGAAGAATCGCTACCAGCGTATCGGCTCAATCATCCAGACTCAACGGGGCGAGATGCTCAAGCTTGATGTCATCCCGCTGAAAGAAGGTGGGTGGGACGGTTGGGCTTACCTGAATGACCCTAAGCCGAAAGAGTTCCAGGGATTGCCCAAAGACAACGATGACGATCTACCCTTCTAAATTGGAAAACATCATGAGCAAGATGGGACAACTGGTTCAAGAACTTCAAGAAAACGATGACAGTTTTGATGGTCAAGGCTGGATTCAATCAAAGGAAGAATATGAAGAAACTACTCGAGTTATTCAAGCGGCCTACACCGCTGCAAATGGTTGCTTTAGGCCTGGCAGACGCGCATCTGGCGAAGCTGCAAGCAGAGGAAGCAGTGGAGTACGCGCAGTCGGTGGTGGCGTACAACGTGGCCCGGATTGAGCGTCTGAACAAACGCCGGGAGGAGTACAAATGACCGGCTTTCAGTCAAAGAGACAGGCAAGTAAGGAGGGCACCTACCCCGACCCTTGGCGTGACGCAATTGACGCCGAACTGGTGTGCCTGCATCTTGGGACAGCAGACAGTTTCAGCGACGCAAACGAGGCACTGGACGCCTTGATCAACTGGCACATAGCCACTGCTCTCGACCCTGCTGTGTCGGCGGCTGCACAGGCGTTGATTGACCGTGGGGCAGCAGTGGCCGAGCCGCTGACGGATGATGAACTGCGCGAATGCTTTACCCGCACAAACACAGCCGAACCACTGTCGGAAGGATGGCCGGGTCTGGAGCGTTTTGCCCGAGCCATTGAAGCCGCGCTGCAAAAGCAACTCAACGCCGCAAAGCTAATCATCGTGGATCAGGATGCGATTTTGACTGCTGAGATTGACAGGCTACGCGCAGTCGTCGAGGGTGCTGCCGCAGCGGATGAATTCCAGAACTCGCCGGAAGCGATACAGCGACTGGCTGCGATGGCCCGTGCTGCACTGGGGGCGACGAAATGACAATGCGCCAACGAAGAAAACAGTTTTGGTGGACATGGCACATGGAGGGCAAGCCACCGTACCCGTCATCGCCCCGGTACTTCGAGCCGGGTGTGGGCAGGATCAAACATCAAGGAAAGACATGACTGACATCACTGAACGCCTGCGTAGCATCTACGTGAGCGAAGGCGCGAACTACGTGCAAGAGGCGGCAGACTTGATTGACAAGCTGCGTGCAGAGCGGGATCGGTTGGTAAACGACGTTCACTCTTGCCACAACAACTGCACTCGCGCTGGGTGCGTGAATCGGAGATTGCGGGATGCGCTGAAAGAGATCGCGTGGAGCGACGACAGTGAATGGCAAAGACATCGCGCCACTGGAGCACTGGAGCAAACAAAATGAGCGGAGGATCATTTGATTACGCATACGCACGTATGCATGATTTTGCCGACGATCTGCGGGACAAGCTGGCAGAGCAGGGGCAGGTAGTCGATGGCTGGGAGGTAGGCACTTGGCCTGCGGAGGTGGCAGTGAAACTAGAGGAAATAGCGCACATCGTTGACTACGCCGCGAAGCTAGCAAAGGAGGCCGAATGGCTGTACAGCGGCGACACCGGAGAGGAAACTTTTATGTGGCGGGTAGCAAAGATTGAGGAGAAGAAACCATGAACCGCTTTCGCCTGCTTGCAGCGCATCTGCAATACTTGCTAGCAAGAGGCGAAGACTATACAAATAAAGGAATCGAAATGAATATGCGCGAACAAATCCGGCATCTTGCCGAGCAAGACGGAATCACGCTTGAAGAAGCGGAAGATATCCTCCTGGACGCTGCTGAGTCGGAGAGCGACCGCCGGCGGGATGAAGCAGTTGAAAACAAAGAGAACGAATGAATTGCCCAAAATGCGGTAAGTACACCGAGGTTCTTGAGACTCGGGATAACCCAAAAGGTGTTCGACGCAGGTATATGTGCGCTAACCTGCACAGATTTACCACGCAGGAAGCTTTGGTGCCGCAAGGCAAAACACAAGCGCAACTGCGCCAGCAACTCAAGGATGAAACGTATGCCTCACTTTGCAGCATGGGATCGCCAGACCTTAGACAGGTTTGCAACTGAGGCTTACCTGCGCCTACAGGCACAAGAGGACGCGCTGGAGCAACTGCGGGGCGACCTGAAGGACGCGATGAAGATGCTACGCATCCAGCAGGTTCTTGGCGATCCTGTTAGCCCAGCCCCGACCGAATGACGGCCAGGTTGGCAAGGCTGACATGAACTGTAGCCTGGCGCCATTGAACCTGGCGACAAACCTCAGAGCAGGCATCGACGCTACAGCCTGCAAGGTGATCGGGCCGAGTTTGCCATCGTCCTCCACGGCAACGGTGCGCTGGAGCGTTTTGATGGCAGTGATGACACCGCTATGCACGGCCATATCAAACAAGTCAAACTTGATGGCATCAGGCACCGCATCACACCCGGCTGGCCCCCAGTAGTCGCGCAAGTAGATTTCCTTGGCCCGTTCCAGAGTCATGGTGCGGATCATCTCGCCGGGGTAAGAGCGCCGAGAGATGCCATATTTAGTTTCTATGCCTGCGTCATGCGGATCGTTAACGTAGCCGCCTTCTAAGCCTAAAAGCCGCTCAAACGCAAGGTCAAAGTTCATGGCAGATTACCGCCCACAGGGTAAGCCGCCCCGACAGGCGCAGAGGTAATCACACTGCTTCCCACAGGCACTACAGCGCCGCCCCAAGGGCTTTCATTGATTGGGCCAAGGCAGTCTGCCAGCATAGCGCCGTTGACCTTGTGTGGCCGGATTACGCAAGGATACGACCACTGATTTGCCATGCCGCCTGAGCCAGCCGCGGTGACAAAGGTGCGTGGCGTAGCTTTCACAACCGCCCAACTTGGAGCTTGGGGATACTCCATCTGAGTGCTAAACAGTGACCAGACCGTGTTCTTGCCTTTTGGCGGCTTGCAGGAGCCGATCAGGTTCCGATCACCGATTGACTTGCCTGTCAGCACTGGGCAGACCGATACGCCCTGCTGAAAGGTCACGCCATTGATAACCATTGTCTTATCAGTTGGCGTTGTCGGGCTGGCGGCGCAGAGCGCATACTTGCCGTGACACATGATGAGCGCAGGCTCGGCCCAGGCTGCACTAACAAACAAAAGCGTAATTAAATACTTCATCATTTTTCCCGTTTTTAACGATGCAGTGTGAGTGACGCATACACAATAGCCGACATACTGACGATAAGTACCCCGGCGGTCTTCATAATGACGCCTTCCAAGCGTTTTAATCGTGCGTTGATTTGCGCGTATCGTTCAGCGCAGACGGCTTCGTGGCTGGTGAATTGTGATTCAAGGCTCATGGCAACATATCTCTAAGTTGTGCATTTTTTTGCATTTCATTTCTTAAAGCATCAGCAGCTTTTGCCTCTGCTTTTGCTGCTTGTTTACCGCTGATTGCTGCTCCAAACCTTCGCCCAGCTTCACCACCTATAACAGTGCCTGCTGTGGTTCCTGCTGGGCCAAATGCCGAACCTACAAATCCACCTGTTGCTGCGCCAGCACCAATGCCAGCTTTTTCAGCATACGCTTCAATTTTGCCAGCCCTTCTAGCTTGCAATGCAGCGCCCTCGTAAGAATGGATACCAGGCATCAAATAACCAGCGATGTTTAACGTATGGAATTTTTTAACTTCTGATGGTGGAAAGTTCTCCAAAATTTTTTCACCAATAACAGAATTTAACGTTGTGTTAACAGAATTTTGATTCCATACGCCAGCTTTATTTGATCCAGATTGATAGACAGCCCTTGCCAACGCACCATCAATTTCGTTTCTTGCAACAGCTGCCGCTTGACGCAACTCAGCAGGGACAGGTGGCATACCGCTTGGCGCGCCTCTTACTTGTCCATTTGCCAATTCATCTAATGTGCCTCTAATGTGCTGCCATTGATCTTTTGCCAATTCATTTAATTTAGTAGGTATTTTTTCTAATGGAGTGGAAGATAAGACAACACCATTTTTATCTATTTTGCCAAACAAATTTTTAATTCCTTTTGAACCAAAAATAATTTTTTCAACTTGATGAATTTTGTCTCCAAGTTTATACAAGGCAGGGTCTGCAACTGCGGCAATATCTTTGTCAATTGCTTCGTTTATTTTTCGAATTGCACTTGCGTTTTCTGGTGACCATTCTGCATTAACAGCTTTGCGTACAGCGTCATAAGTTGATACGGTTCCAGGTGGGTGCATCACCCCATTCACATCTTCAAACCCTGTTGTCTTAGCAAGGTTCAAATATTTCTCAGCACCTTTGGCAACACCTTCAACACCTTTAAATTCAAGACCTGCTTTCCACTGTGGATTTTTTAACAAGTTATCAATGTTTGAAGTTTTGATTTGATTGCTACCAACCCGGTCTAACGCTGATTTATAAATTTGACGCTTTGATTGATCTAGGTACGCAATCAAACTTGTTGCCGCTTCGCCTTCTATTGCTGCTCCATAAAATACATCGTTGATTACTTCTCCACGCATTGAATCGCTCAACAAAGTTGGTGATGCGCCTGTGGCGTCAATTCTTTCTTTGCTAAAGTTTGTCAATGCGTTTTGTTCATTTGCTATCTGCGACTTCAACACTTGACCCCTTGGGGTTAAGTTAGGCATATTTGCTTCAGTGTGTTCTGTGCGCAATGTTCCTTCATTCCGTGTGATCACACCGCTTCGAACTGGTTGACCAGGATTGACCTCTTGAGCAATTCTTGAAATTAACTGTTGCTCAGTTACTGGTACATTTTCAGCAACTAAAGATAATTTAACCTGCGGGAATTGTCCTTTTGAACCAACAACTTCACCAGTAAGTTTTCCAGCAAACGGGTTAGCACGAACAGCAGCAGCCCCCACACTACCAGGCTCCGCGCCAGCAGGCAATGCCACAGCAGTTGGTGTAGCAGCTGGTGGTGGCATAGCAGCCTTGGCAGCAGCCGCCGCCTCTTGGCGCTTGGCAAATGCCGCCTGAGTATCTGCCAACTGAGTGGCAGACATTGCTCCTGATCCTGCTGCCTCTGTCAAAGGTGCTTCCATCGTAGGCTCAACCCTGGGACGTTCCACCGCAGCCGCTACAGGCTTGCCAGCAAAGTTATCAATGCTCCTAGCAACAGGTTCAGTTATTTCGTATACGCCTTGTCCCAATGCCCGTCTGACAGGTGCTGTAACTTTTCCGACAACAGGAGCAACGCCGACTAAGCCTGTGCCAATCATGTTGGCAACATCGCTTTCTGGCAATCCTGTTTGTTCAGCAATGTACTTGGCACCTTTGCCAACGTTTTTGCCAATAAAATCCATGATTTCTCGGCTCAGTTCACCTTTGTAAGCAGGGGATTCAGTAACGCCAAATGCCTTGCCAAACGGCTTTTCTAAGGCTCCAACAACTGATTTTTCAGCAGCCGCCGCCTCGTCTGGCGATAGTTGCAAGGCTCGAGCGCCAGCATAGGTAAGAGGCCCAGCAACGCCAGGGATGATGCCGCCAATGGTTGTGTCAGCCAATGATGCTGTTGCGGCTCCTAGAGCCTTTAAATGCTTTAGCGCTGCTTGGGCAATCGGGCCATCGCCACCAGAAATGCCGGTATCGCCTCTGGTGCCGGCGTATGCACTGACTTGTGGCACAGGCTTTTGCACAACTGAGCCTGGCTCATATGCTGGTACTGTTGTTTCAAACAAATCAGAAAAGTTCCCCACATCTTTAGCGGTCTGTGCAGCAGGCTGTGCAGCAGGCTGTGCAGGAGGATAAGCAGCAATTGGAACAGGATCGCTCAATGTTAATGATGGAACAACGGTCAACTTTGACGCAGGAACGCGACCTAGTTCACGGCGAATGCCAGCCATGTCACTTTCGTTACGCGCCAGGCTTGCCTTGAGTTCAGCCACACGTTCGACGTACTTCTGGTAGTTTTGCGCCTCGCCACCACGCTTTTCAGGTTCACCATTGTTGTATTCGCGCAGTAGGTCGGTCTGACGGGATTCGGCTTTCTTGAGTTCAGATTCCAGGATCAGCCGGGAGTCGGAGTCGCGTGACTTTTGCTCGGACGCATCAAACCGGGATGTGGGCTGCGCGACCGGCTGGGCAGAAGCAGCTTGTACGACTGGTGGTGGTGGTGCGGCACGAACAACGGTCAGCTTTGGTGGGCTGGTCGGCACTACTTCCGCAGGCGTATCTTCAAACAGATCAGCAAGAGTAGCCATTATTTGATGACCCCCATTTGTTTAGCTTTGCGAATTTTGTCAATCATTGCTTTTTGCTCTGATTCACTCATTGATGCTTTTAGCTTGGCAACTTCTTCTCTGTCCATTTCTTGAAAAAGCCTGCTGTCTGCTACAGCGTTGAACTCAGCTAACTTTTGGATGTAAGCATTAGGATCACTTCTGTATTGGCCAAGATATTGGGCTTTGGCAGACTTCATGTTTTCCATGCCAATCAGTTGCTTAACAACGTCTTTAATGGCCTTTTCGTTCATCTTTTTGTTGGGGTTTGCTGCTTCTGCCAACAACCTGGCTGCATCAGTATTACCGCCAGCAAGAGACAACAGGTTTGAGTTTTTCATCAACTCATCAGTGGCTGTCTTTTCTGCTTCATACGCTGAAATGCCAATAGCATTAGCAATGCCTGCAATCAACTCTTTGCGTTGACCAAGGACACCCGTAAACGCTTCAGGAGCCAACTGCTTGATTTTCTGCAACGTCATGATGCGTTGTTGAGCAGCTGCTGCGTCTTTAGAAGTGTTTGACCAATCTTCACTTGCCACTGTTGCGTTTGCCGTTATTGTCTGAGAAACGCCAGGAGCCAGGCCTGTAACAGCCGGTTTAACGGCTGGTGGAGCCATAGCAGCAGGCGCAGCTGGTCTTGGTGCTGGTGACAGCATTGGCACAGGGCCAGGCACAGTACCCGTTTGTGGGCCTTTAACGTATGGTGTTCCAGGTGCAAGGCCAGTGCCATCATTTTCAACGGCAATCAGCTGCTGGGTTGGTGGCAATTGGGTTGTAACCGTAGTGCCTGGCAGTGCAGCACCGGCAGGAGTAGCGCTAAACATACCGGTGGAAATAACTGATGTATGAGCACCGCTGCTAACAGGTACGCCAGTAGGTTGCATAGCAGAAAGGCGACTACCAGCTTCAATTGTTGACAAGAATTTATCTTTTAAAAACTGTTGCATGGCAACTGGAGGAACTTCAAGATAAGGTTGAATTAAAGAATTAGCTTGGTCTTCTGGTATGCCCATTTCTTTAGCTTGAGTCATGCCATAGTTTTTTATCAAACCATAAAAAGCATCTTTGTCTACCGCTTCTGGATTTTGTGCGGCAGCAATGATCAACGGGTTCATAATCAAAGAAGTTAATCTGTTAGCAACAGCAATTACTTTTTTATTGGCAAAATCCAACTTAGCTGACGCTTGACCAGTTTCGGCAGTGCCTGCGGCAGCGGTAACACTACGCAACAATTCTGGATTTACTCGAGCAGCTTGGTTAACAATTTGTTGCTGTTGTTGCAGCAACATAGGGTTCATCTGCCGTGCCTGTTCAACCGTTTGCTGTGCTGCTTGCAAGTTCAGGGGATTGATCTGCTGGGCTTGCTGGTACGCCTGGGCACTGTTGGCCATGTTCATCATGTCAGACAACGACATTCCAGCCACGGGTTTAACGGTGTTGCCGATCGGTGTTATGTTGAAATCAGCCATTTTTTATCCCACTAGATATTTATTAAAACTTGAATCTAATGGCATTGCAGATGTTGGAACATTCATAGCATTAGCATTGGAAACTTGTGAAGGTGAGTAGCTAACACCTTGTGGCCTAAGCAAACTTGCCAAGGTTGCAGCGTTTCCGATTCCTTGCAGGCCACCAGCCATTACGTTTGCCGCACCGATGTTGCCAGAACCAAGAGCCGTAGCACCACCAATCCCAAGATTACCAAGATTGGCAGCAGTACCAACACCCACGTTACCAATGTTGGTTGTAGCGGTTTGTCCAATGCCAGCCAGGTTAGACAGGCGGTTGTAGATGTTGGTTTTTTGGCTTTGGTCTTGGTTAAATATGTTTTGCTGCTGGGACATATAGTTTTGCAGAGCATTCTGATAAGCATTGCCAGCGTAATCTTCAGCAAACTTAGTTCTGGCCAAGTCCACATTGCTGCCGCCACCGCCAGCGTTCATTGCTTGACCAGTAGCGCCCAGTCCTTGCTCTTTCATAAACTGGTAGTTTGGCGCTAGGTTAGATTTCAAATCTTGTGCGGTAAACGGTCGATACTCAGCTTGCATTTGATATGGGGCTGGCATCTTGTAGGGAGTTGCTTTCTCAGTAAAGTACGGCAGCATATTTTGCAAGCTGGTCAGCGCACCACCACCAGCCGCACGATATGGGGCTTGTTGGGCATTGAGGATGTCAAACATCTCCCGCTGCTGTCGGGCTGCGTCTTGCGTTGCACTATATTGCAGCTGCGCCCCTTGTGTAGCGGCATCGGCTTGTCCCTTTGAACCCATGTAGCCCAATACTGCGCCACCGCCAATTGCTAATGCTACCCAAGTCATGTCAACTCCTTTATTTTTAGCTTATTTGATGAGTCAAACAATGCTGCTGTGTCTGGTTCAATCAATTCAGCTTCAATATCATCTAAATCTGTTTTGTCGGTGCGGTGAATTGTGACCCCGATTGCGTCAGTCACTGCCAGGGTTACCCGCTTGGTGCCTGGTTTGCTTTCAATTACATCCCCAGCATACAAGTGTTTCATGCCGCCTTCTGTCCAGGCAATTATTTCACCTTTAGCGCAAAGAAAGAAGTGCGGCTCTTTATGCACCTTGCCTACAATCAAAGTACCAGCTGGGCGGTAGACTTTCCGCAGGTACATTCCTGGGCTAAACGAATGTTCAGTTATTAACTCAAGCTGTGGCAGTGCCGCCATTTCTTTTTGCAGGCGTTCAATCTGCTCCTTGCTAACTTGTGTGACCAAGCTCATTTCACTGCCCTAAGTTGCAGGGGTCTGCGCTGTGAGAAACCCGTTTGTAAAAGTCATGCTGCCATCTGCGCCAAGTGCGGTCAGTTTAGCAGTCACGATTGTGGCGGTAACCCCCGCAGTGGAAGTACCTGTGCCGCCGTTT